ATGAACACAAAAAAACTCAAAGCAGCAATCATTGAACGTGGATACAACATCGGGCAGTTTGCGGAAATCATTGAAATGGATAGATCCAAACTCTATCGGAGACTTTCTCGGGATGGGACCACGTTTACAATCGCCGAGGTATTAGCGATTAAATCTAAACTCGACCTAACCCCCTCTGAAGTTGTAGATATTTTTTTGCCCTAAATGTCTTAAAATCTAGAATATGAGACAATATTAATTTAGAAAGGTAATCACTATGAATGATTTACAGGTATTTAGCAATGCGATGCTCGGTACTGTGCGAATTCTAATGCGCAATAACGAGCCTTGGTTCGTAGCCAAAGATGTATGCGACTGCTTAGAAATTAATAATTCAAGACAGGCGTTAAGCCGATTGGACGCGGATGAAAAAAGTAATGTCATTTTAAATGACGGAACTCCAGGCAACCCTGAGAAGTCGGTAGTAAATGAATGCGGGCTATATAATCTAGTACTTTCAAGCCGAAAACCAGAGGCTAAAGAATTTAGACGATGGATCACGCATGATGTACTTCCAAGTATACGTATGCATGGAGCGTATATGACCGATGATGTATTGAAACAGGCGATACAAAGTCCAGATTTCCTTATTCAGCTAGCATCTCAGCTTAAAACTGAACAAGAGGCTCGTAAACATGCTGAGCTAACTATTGTACAGCAAGCTCCGAAGGTCTTGTTCGCTGATGCAGTCGCAACTAGCCACACGAGTATTTTAATAGGCGATTTAGCAAAGTTGCTAAAACAAAATGGTGTGGACACTGGACAGAATCGATTGTTTGAACAACTACGCTCTGATGGGTATCTCATCAAAAGTGGTAATAGCAAGAACATGCCGACGCAGCGTTCCATGGAATTAGGACTATTTGAAGTTAAAGAAAGGACACTAGTAAATTCAGATGGAAGTACCCGAATTACTAGAACAACAAAAGTGACAGGTAAAGGTCAAGTGTATTTTGTTAATAAATACGCGAGTAGAGGAGGGGCAGCACATGATTAGAAAAGTGATTTCGGTCGCCCAGATGTCGACTGTCCTTGGTGTTAGTCTAACGGCTATCCGAGAGGGCATCGCAAGAGACCAGTTTCCATTTGCATATGCCTGGCAGTCGCCGGGCAAGAAATCCCGTAGCTTTGTTATTGACAAAGAGGGGTTTAGGACGTTCCTTGTTCATTCGCTTGGATGGGACGCGAATGTAGTTGATGCGGAGTTTAAATCCGCAGGAATTCATTAGGAGGAATTAATCATGACATGGATTGACGCAGGAATGCATTTAAGCTTAGCTGCAGCAGCAGTAGCATCTATTTTATCAATGTTGATGTTATAGGAGAAATAAAATTATGAAAGCTATCCCAGTAAACAAAACAGCAATGGCCGCACACCTAAAAGCGATCGAATCCGAGCGCATCTTAAATCACATTAATAGTGATATTCTGTGTACTGCGTATAATTTGCAAGCATATATGTGTGATTATGATGAGTCAGAAATCCGTATTATCATCACTACAGATGGCATTACGGCTGAACGAATCTAGGAGGATGAATAATGAGTTATATGTTGTTTGGGGCATTTTTGGTCGTAGGTTCTATGGGAGCCTTAGAAGTTGACCATATCGGATGGGAACAGTTTTTACTACAATCGTTCATTGGCTTCGCCCTATCACTTTTTGGCTTTTACAAAGATAAAGCCGAAATGGATGCCGAGGAACGTGAAGGCGTTGCGTATACCACTAAAGTAAGAAAATGCGGCGAATACTGCCGTAATCCATATCACAACTAAAGGCATATAAGGAGGTGATTAAATTGCGAGACTGTAGCAAATGTCCAAAACGAGACTACTGCATTCCTGATGAATGCGAGGATTTGGGCATAAAAGATGAGCCTGATGATGCTGCAACATCAACAAGCTCAAATTAGAAAAATATTATTCTACGTTGATTATATCACAGAAAGGACAACTTATGGAATTCCTATTAGTTACTTACGATGCCAGTGATTATTACTGGCAAAATAACACACCTATTCATAACCCAGATGAATTTTGGTTTAGATATTACGAATCCGATACAAATGTTCCAATCGATAACATTGGTGTTGGTGATTGGGTTGTTGTTAAATCAAGAAACGGCTTAGGTCTTGCTCGTGTTTTGAAAAAAGCAAAAGACCTCGATACTGTTCGGATGCAAGGTTTTAAAGGGAACATTGTTAAGCAGGTTATCGCTGTTGTTGATACTTCTAAATGTGATAAACGCGAAAGTGATCGAGCTAAGCTGGAGGACATCGAAAATAAACTCGAGCAAAAAGCTAAGAACGCTGAGCGTTTGACCATGTATCGGTTGCTTGCAAAAGATAACCCAGAATTCTCGGCATTACTTACTGAGTATGAATCTGTGAAGGCGTCTGTCGATGAATTATAACGCTTTCATCAACTCCAAGTCTAAAATGTCAGAATCTCATGGATTTGTTATTGACGCAGGTATGTTAAACAAACATTTATTTGACTTCCAACGAGATATCGTTAAATGGGCCTTGGCAAAAGGTAAAGCTGCCATATTCGCAGATTGCGGATTGGGTAAAACTTTAATGCAGCTGTCCTGGGCGTATGAGATTTATCTACATACAGGCGGATCAGTACTCATATTAGCGCCACTAGCTGTGGCAGCTCAAACACAGTCCGAGGGTGAACGTTTCGATATTCCTGTGACTATATGTGAATCTGATGATGACATTGTGCCAGGCGTTAATATTACGAATTATGAGAAATTGGGACGATTCAATACCGATAATTTGATAGGTGTCGTGCTTGATGAATCTAGTATCCTAAAGTCATTTACTGGTAAAGTACGTACGGATTTGATTAATCGATTCAGTAATACGCCATATCGGTTGGCGTGTACAGCAACACCTGCACCGAATGACTATATGGAGCTTGGCAATCATGCAGAGTTCCTCGGCATTATGAGCCGTAATGAGATGCTATCTATGTATTTCACGCACGATGGTAGTGATACCGCTAAATGGCGATTAAAAGGCCACGCAGAGAATACCTTTTGGGAATGGATGGCATCATGGGCAGTTGTGCTAGATAACCCAGGGATGCTGGGTTATGAAGATGATGGCTATGAATTGCCTGAGTTACACGTACATGAAATCGTCGTTGATAAAACTGGTGAGGTTGTCCCTACTTTATCCTTACTGGAACGCCGCAGGGCTCGCAAAGCATCTCTTGAATCAAGATGTAGAGCAGCAGCTGATTTAGTCAATGCATCTAATGAGCAATGGTTAGTATGGTGCGACCTTAACGATGAATCGACTACTCTGAAAGAAATGATTGATCTCGCAGAGGACGTCAAAGGTAGTGATAAGGCGACTCGAAAACAGGGCATGATGTTAGGTTTTGGTTCTGGCTTCCTAAAATGTTTGGTGACAAAACCAAGTATCGCCGGATTCGGAATGAACTGGCAAAACTGCCACAATATGATATTTGTTGGGCTATCCGATAGTTATGAACAGTATTATCAAGCGCTTCGCCGATGCTGGCGATTTGGCCAGAAGCATGAGGTGAACGCCTATATCGTAATTTCCGAAAAGGAAGGCGCGGTTAAAGCGAACATCGAACGTAAGGAAGCGGATGCTATAAAAATGAGGGACGCTATGATTGCGCTAACCCGTGACGCTGTTCGTACTGAATTATCTAAAACTAGACGGGAATCAACGGAATACAATCCGTGTGTGCCGATGGTGTTACCTAACTGGGCAGAAATGAGGGCTGTTATATGACTAAAATTTACGTTAGCCATCCATTCGGAGGATTGGCTAAAAACAAAAAGAATGCTGACTCTGTATTAAAGTGGCTGCAGGACGATATGGGCGTATTTCCGATAAAGGAACCTTTTGGCAGTGATACGCATAACATATTCCTATCACCTATACATATGTTTGGGCATTTATATAACAAGGTTGATTATGATACTGGCATAGGCTGGTGTATTGACCTTCTAAGTGGTTGCGATGCAATCATAATGTGCAACGGATGGGAGAACTCAACCGGGTGCAATTTGGAGCTAGCTTATGCTAAAGATCATAACATAAGAGTCATCCACATCAATGAATTAAAAGCAGCCAAATTGACTAGATTAGCTGTTGAGGCAGGAATGGATAAAGCTATAGCCGCCCTATCTGGATTTGCAATGCTGCAAGCGTTAAATAAGAAAGCAAAGGAGGACCTACAACGTGAACGTGCTAAATCAGTTAATTGAGTCCCGATTTGCAATTTATAATGGCGACTCTGTAGAAGTGCTGAAAGGGCTGCCTGATGATAGCGTTCATTACTCCATATTTAGCCCTCCATTTAGTAGCTTGTATGTGTACTCAAATTCCGATAGGGATATGGGAAACTCATCTACTGATAGTGAGTTTTGGCAGCACTTCAAGTATTTGATTGCAGAACTATACCGCGTAATAATGCCTGGGCGATTAGTATCAGTTCATTGTATGGATTTACCTCTCACGAAATCTAGGGACGGTGTTATCGGAATGAAAGACTTTCCTGGTGACATTATTCGAGCCTTTCAGGATGCTGGATTCGTGATGCATTCTCGAGTCACGATTTGGAAAGATCCTCTCATTGAGGCTACTCGGACAAAGGCGCTAGGGCTTTTACACAAACAAATTGTAAAAGATTCTGCCATGTGTAGAATGGGGGCGCCTGATTACATCGTGACGTTGCGTAAACCTGGTGACAATCCAGAACCTATTGCACACCCGGAAGGGTTTACCCAGTTTTTCGGGCAGGAGGAACCTGAGGGTATCAAAGGAATTGAAAGACCTGCGCCTGATCCACAATTGTTTGATAAAAAACAAAAATATAATACGGAGCCTATGTATAGCCATCAAGTATGGCGACGATACGCTAATCCTGTATGGGCCGATATCCGCCAAACACATACGCTGAATTATAAAGCAGCTCGTGACAATAAGGACGAGCGTCACATATGCCCGCTACAACTAGATACTGTGGCTCGATGCATCGAATTGTGGAGTAATCCAAATGATATCGTACTTGATCCATTTGCTGGTATTGGTACGGTCCCAGTTATGGCACTTCGTATGGGCCGTAGGGCTTTAGGTTTTGAGTTAAAAGAATCATATTACAACCAATCAATTATTAATATTCAGGAGGATTTAAACAATGATTAAAGTTGAAGTTCAAGGAGTTAATGTACTAGATGTATATAATCAGCTAAAAGCTGTGTTATCTCAATTCAAAAGTTTTGTAGATAGCGATAGAGCAATGGATGATAAAGCCCCTGGCATAGTAGATACAGTGGTATCTACAGTAGCAGCACCGTCCATGTGTGTATCTGATCTATCTCCGCAAGATGCAAATCAAGGTGTACCTACTACAACAGTAGCTGTGCAACCAAACTCCGTATCCATGACGGCACCTAATGCAGCTGTACAAGTTACTCCTACTCAAGTAGCCATTACAGCACCAACTGTCAACGTGGCAACTGATACCCCGGTACAAACAGTTACCGCACCTGTGCAAACACCTGTTACTGCTCCAGTATCTCAGGAAGTTAAGAAATATACATTGCCTGAAATTCAAGCGGCGCTTGCACCATTACTTGACGCAGGGAAAGCTGTAGAATTGCAACAATTAATGGCACAATTCGGTGTTCAATACTTGGGTGAAGTACCTGAGGACAGATACCCTGAATTAGTAAATGCAATTAGAGGATTGGGGGCAAGAATCTAATGGCACCTCGATCACATGCATTATTAAACGCATCGGGGTCGCACCGGTGGCTGCATTGTACAGCCGCCCCTCTCCTAGAGGAGAACTTTCCCGATAGTACATCTGTGTATGCAAAGGAAGGAACCCTGGCACACGAACTGTGTGAGTTAAAACTACAGAAGTATACCACGGCCATGGCGAAATCCACATACACTCGCAAGTTCAACAAAATTAAAAAGGATGAGTTGTGGCAACCAGAAATGGACGATACCTCGGAAACATACCTCGAATATGTCAAAGGCGTTATGTTAGGTTGCACGGCAACTCCAGTAGTAGCCATTGAAAAACGCGTTGACTTTAGCCGTTATGTACCCGATGGATTCGGCACGGCTGACTGTATCATCCTATCTGGTGACACTTTGCACATCGTTGATTATAAGCACGGAAAAGGGGTAGTCGTTGATGCGGAACACAATCCGCAGATGATGTTATACGCTCTCGGTGCGATTGACGCATATAGATTACTGTATATGTTCAATACGGTCAAAATGACTATCGTACAGCCCCGTGTTAATAACATCAGCGAATGGGAAATCCTTACGGAAGAACTACTGGAGTGGGGTAATACCTTTGTCAAACCTCGTGCAGACGAGGCTATATCTGGTAACGGTAAATTTGAACCCGGCGATTGGTGCAGATTCTGCAGGGCAAAACAACAGTGCAAAGCCCGATATGATGCAAACGACTCATTGCACAGTGCGCTAGTTGCTAATCATGATCCTCGACTTATCTCGATGACAGAACTCGGTGAATACCTTCGTCGAGGGAAAGATGTCGCTGCTTGGCTCGAGGATATGAAAGACTACGCACTCACTGAATCTCTTAATGGGGTGACAGTCCCTGGCTGGAAAGCCGTAGAGGGTCGTGGTAGTCGGGCATTTCAAGACACCGATGCTGCTATTGATACTTTAATCAAAGCTGGCATCGATGAAAGCATTCTATATGAACGCAAGACATTAACATTGGCTCAGATGGAAAAGACCATCGGTAAAACCCAATTTAATGATATGGTAGGCGACATGATAGTTAAGAAAGCAGGTAAGCCTACCTTAGTTGAGGAATCCGATAAGCGCCCTCGGATTACCAATCAACCTACTGCGGCGCAAATATTTAATGTATCTAATGATAATAATGGAGGTAATTAATTATGTCATTCGTTCCACAACCAACTGAAGTATTATTGCAAAATGTTCGTGTATCCTACTGTCATCTATTAGAACCTTGGGCTAATTCCACACAGCCTGGCGCTAAACCTAGATATTCAGCTACTATTCTATTACCTAAAACTGATGTAGCTCAACATCAAGCTCTCATGAATGCTATCGAAGCTGCCATTCAAGCCGCGCGTACTAAATTCGGTGCACGTGTTCCAGCACAGCCTAAAGTACCAATTCATGACGGTGATGGCTACACACAATCTGGTAAGGAGTTTGGTCCTGAATGTAAAGGTCATTGGGTGTTTACAGCAGCGCAAGACGCTAGCTATAAAGTTGAAGTAGTAGATCTTCAAGGTAATCCTCTCACAAATCCTACGCAAGTATACTCCGGCATGTATGTCAATGTACTCGTTCGATTCTTCTTCTATTCTAATCAATCCACTGGTATCGGATGTGGTTTAGGTCCTGTTCAAAAAGTACGCGATGGTGAAGCGTTGGGCAGCATGCCTGTTGCTGCATCCTCTGTATTTGGTGCACCTCAAGGTAGCGCAGCTAATGTTTATACCGGTGCTCCAGTAGCAGGTCAACCTGTGCAACAACAAGCACCTCAACAAGGTTATGTACAACCGGCATACGCTACGACACCTCAGCAATCTGTGCAACAACAAGCACCTCAACAAGGTTATGTACAACCGGCATACGCTACGACACCTCAGCAATCTGTGCAACAAGCTCCTGTAGGAATTAACCCTGTAACTGGTCAACCTTACTAATAGGTGCCTGATATGAGGCATCTAAGCATTGATATAGAAACATATTCATCGACTGATATCTCATTCGGCGTGTACAAATACACTGAATCGCCTGATTTCGCTATATTGCTATTCGCATATTCCTACGACTTTGGCCCTGTTGAAGTCGTAGATTTAGCGCAGGGAGGGGTAATTCCTGACAGTGTAATTCGTGATTTATTAAACCCAGATGTAATCAAGCACGCTTACAACGCGCAATTTGAAATTACGTGTCTAAATCGTGCAGGGCTACTCACATCTGTTGATCAGTGGCAGTGCACGATGATTCACGGTGCCTACTTAGGATACCCTATGGGCCTAGCCTTACTAGGCAAGGCCCTGGGGCTACCCCAGGATAAGAAAAAGGACGCATCAGGGAAAGCACTTATCAAGTACTTTTGTACACCATGCAAGCCTACTAAACGTAATGGGGGCCGTACCCGTAATCTACCTAGACACGATATGGATAAATGGAATGCTTTTGTCGAGTACAACCGCCAGGACGTTGTAACTGAGATGGAATGTTATCACAGATTAGCATCGTTCCCAGTACCTGATGATACGTGGAAAGATTGGTATCTTGATATCCAAATCAATAGTAGAGGTGTACGCATCGATCATGAATTGGTTGAGGGTGCCTTATACATTGACGAGGAAAATCGAGAAATGTTGATGAATGAGGCTTACCAAATCACTGGACTTAGCAACCCTAACAGCCGCAATCAATTGCTTGATTGGTTAAACAATAATACTAATGTCAGTCTTAAGAAGTTAACTAAGGACACTGTGGCCGATGCTCTGACGGATGCTGATGATGTTGCCGCAAAAGTACTTATGATTCGGAAGAAACTCGCGAAGTCATCGGTATCTAAATACACCATGATGGACGGTGCTATGGGCGCTGATCTTCGTCTTAGAGGAACGTTACAGTTCTATGGCGCTAACCGTACCGGGCGCTGGGCGGGTCGTCTTATCCAGGTGCAAAACCTACCGAGAAATTACATCGAAAACCTCGACACGGCTCGGCATCTCGTTAAGACCAAAAATCGTCAAGGGTTAGAACTTCTGTATGGCGATGTATCGGATACGCTATCTCAATTAATTCGTACATCAATTATTGCTGAAGAAGGTAATACATTATGTGTGGCCGACTTTTCAGCCATTGAGGCTCGTGTTATTGCATGGTTATCGGGAGAACATTGGCGCCAACGTGTATTCGCTGAGGGCGGAGACATATACTGTGCTTCTGCATCGTCGATGTTTGGTGTTCCCGTTGTTAAGCATGGCGAGAATGGTCATCTTAGACAAAAAGGTAAAGTGGCTGAATTGGCACTCGGCTATCAAGGCGGAGTGAATGCGTTAAAAGCCATGGGTGCTCTAGATATGGGACTCCATGAGGAGGAATTACCTGAAATCGTAAATTTGTGGCGTAATGCATCACCTAGAATACGAGACTTATGGTATGCCGTTGAGAACGCAGCCGTGTACACCGTTACTACCGGGAATCCTATAGGCCTTGACCATGGCATTATGTTTCGTTTGGAAATTGATCCAATATACGGATATCGATATATGACGATTGAACTACCTAGCGGACGTAAGCTGTTTTATCCTAGCCCAAGCATTAAACAGAATGCATTCGGCAAGGATGCTGTACATTTTAAGACTAAGGTAAACGCTGCATGGGTGACTGAAAGCACATATGGAGGCAAATTAGTCGAAAACATCACACAAGCAGTCGCTCGCGATTGCTTAGCATTGACGCTGCGCCGATTGGAGGATGTAGGATATCAAATTATCATGCACATCCATGATGAAGCTGTACTTGAAATCAACAAGGATAACGCAGAAGCAACATTAGATGATGTTAATGCTATATTCTCAATCGCCATACCTTGGGCAGATGGGCTACTATTATCATCCGCAGGATTTACTAACAAATATTATATGAAAGATTAGGAGGGGATACACTTGCAAAACGATAAACTGATTACCATCAGTATCGGTGCGAGTCGCACATCAAAGCAATGGACCCGTACGGAGATGTTGTGGTCCGAGTTTTGTGAACGCCTCAAAATCCCCGTTCGTACAACAGAAACTGTGGACGAATATCACAGATTGCCAAAATCTGAGAAAAGCAAGCTAAAGGACATAGGCGGCTTTGTTGGTGGTACGTTAAACGGTCTACAGCGTAAAGCTATCAACGTGTCTGGGCGTGATCTGATTACCCTTGATATGGATGCCATATCGCCTGGGGAAACTGAGAACGTCGCCCGCACGATTGACAGCCTCGGCATGGCATATGCCATCTACTCAACCCGTTCTCACACTGTGCATCGTCCACGGTTACGTGTTATCGTCCCGACTGATAGAACGATGACACCTGACGAGTATGAGCCTATCGCCCGTAAGTTAGCGGAGCTCATCGGCATCGGTATGATGGATGGAACTACGTTCGAGGCATCTCGGCTTATGTATTGGCCATCATGCCCGAACGATGCGCAATATGTATATTACGTAGGCGATAAGGCGTTCTTATCTGCTGACGGTATGCTCAGCCAATATACTGATTGGCGAGATGTACGTTCTTGGCCACAGGTACCCGGTAAAGAAGCATCACAGCATGAAAAGCAGCTACTTGCAAAGCAAGCTGATCCAAGAGAAAAGCCCGGTATTGTAGGTGCTTTTTGTCGAATATATGGCATCCGTGAGGCAATTGATAAATTCATACCTCATGCATATGTCGATGTTGATGGCAGCGAGGACCGCTTAACGTTCGTTACTGGCTCAACGGTAGCAGGGGCGGTTATCTATGATGATGATACATTTCTGTTCAGTCACCATAATACTGACCCGTGCAGTGGTCAACTGGTTAATGCCTTTGACCTTATCCGGTTGCATAAGTTCCACAGCTTAGACGAGACTGCTAAGGATGGGACACCTGGGCATAAGCTGCCATCTTACATGGCTATGTCTAAACTAGCTATGCAAGATACGGTAGTCGTTAACGAACTCAATATGGCCCGCGCCAGAGAATCAGCCTCAAACGTATTCGCCGATATTATCACGGATGTATCGGCTCGCGCTGAGACATCCGACCTCGATCCTAATGCGTTGACGAATGTTGATTGGATGAAAAGCTCGACTTTAAAGTACGACGAAAATGGTCGACCTAAGAACACATTAGATAACATGCTTAAAATCATGCACCATGATCCGGCGCTTGTCGGTAGACTTGCCTATGATAGATTTGGTTCAAGATACGTGGCAAAAGGGGCCCTACCATGGAACCCAACACCAGGACTTCGCATATGGACAGACGCAGATGATGCGGGCTTACGGTGGTATCTAGAAAATAAATATGATATCACCGGCAAAGATAAAATCATGGATGCCCTCATTATGTGCGCTGAGCAAAATGGATTTAATGAAGTACTGGATTACCTTAACGGGTTATCCTGGGACGGCATTGCCCGACTAGATACCATATTCATCGACTACTTAGGGGCTGAGGATAATGTATATACCCGTGCAGCCGCTAGAAAGTCATTTACGGCAGCAGTAGCGCGAGCGTTTGAGCCTGGATGCAAGTATGACACGATGCCAATTCTTATCGGCGGTCAGGGTATTGGTAAAAGTACTCTTATCCGCACAATGGGCAAGAAGTGGTACGCTGACGGATTAAATACCTTTGAGGGTAAGGAAGCTGCAGAAGGCATTCAAGGTAAATGGATTATAGAAGCTGGTGAAATGGCTGGGTATTCGAGGGCTGAAGAAAATGCATCCAAGCAATTCCTAAGCCGTCAAGTAGATGTATTTCGTCAAGCCTATGGCCGACGTACGCAAGAGTATCCACGGCAGTGTGTGTTCTTTGGTAGCACGAATCAATATGAATTCCTAAAGGATATTACAGGCAATCGCCGATTTTGGCCTATTGATCTTGAGATGACGACTCCACGAAAGAATATATTCGTTAATCTTCCAGGGGAAGTAGACCAGTTATGGGCGGAGGCTTTGTATCGGTATAAAAGCGGGGAAAGCCTCATTATCGAGGATGACCCGAATGTACTAAAACTGGCTGATGCGGCTAGAGAGGCGCATATGGAATCAAACACCAAAGCAGGACTGATTAATGAGTTTTTATTAATTAAGGTACCTTTAAATTGGAATGTGATGAGTCGGAGCGCCAGGAGGACGTATCTTAGCATGAATGCTAAACCTGCCGAGGGTCAAGAGTTAGTATATCGTGACCGTATTTGTGCAGCAGAGGTATGGTGGGAGTGTTTCGGTAACGACCCAAGCCGCATGAAAAAGATCGAGACCAGGGAAATTAATCAAATACTGGCGGATTCCCCGTACACAATGGGCGGAAGTCAGTTAATGAGATTTGGTGAATATGGACATCAAAGAGGGTTCAGAATCAACGAGTCAAAACTGAAATTATAGCGTTAACATTCTCAATTAAGCGTTAACATTCTCAGTATTTTTGTTAACATTAGAATGTTAACGAATTCGGAGAATGTTAACGTACTATGTTAACGCATAAAGTCAGTAATTATCTATATTCATATAGGTTGGTTAACATTGTTAACATTATATACTGGTAAATATCAAAACAAAGAGTTTTAAGAAAAAATACGCCCTTTACAGCCTTAATTTGAACCCTCATATACGCGTATGTAAACATGTTAACGTCTAAAAATTTCAGAGGTGAGAAATGTTAGAAAAGGATATCGAGAGAAAATTAGTTGCAGGCGTCAAACGTTCGGGAGGTAAAGCATATAAGTTTGTATCCCCTGGCAATGTCGGTGTGCCTGATCGTATCGTTATATGGCCGAATGGTGTTATTCATTTCGTAGAATTGAAGACATCCAAAGGTGTACTTTCGAGATTGCAGGGAGCCCAAGCCCGTGAACTTCAAAAACTAAACCAAAAAATATTTGTGTTAAAAGGTGCTGATGCCGTGGCTGGTTATTTGGATCAATTCGCAGAAGAATTCGGGGTGAAAGCGTAATGCAGTTTATCCCGCATGCGTATCAGCGATATTGTATCGACAAGACCGTTAATCAAAATAAGATAGGGTTATTCCTAGATATGGGTTTAGGAAAAACGATTATCACGTTATCTGCCATATACGAATTAAAGTACTCCCGATTCGCCATTCGTAAAGTGTTAATCATAGCGCCTAAGAAAGTAGCGGAGGCTACATGGCAACGAGAAGCACGAAAATGGGACGGTGTAGGTATATTAAGGATATCTACTGTATTAGGTAGCCTGAAAAAGCGTATTAAGGCTTTAAACACACCTGCCGACATATACATCATCAATCGCGAGAATGTAACGTGGTTAGTTGATTACTACAAGAATGCGTGGCCATTTGACATGGTAGTTGTGGATGAATCTAGTTCCTTTAAAAACCACACAGCTAAGCGTTTTAAATCATTAGCCTATATGCATAACCACATCAAGCGTATGGTGTTGTTAACAGGTACGCCAGCCCCTAATGGGTTAATTGACTTATGGGCACAAGTGTATTTATTAGACCGCGGCGAGTCGTTAGGTAAAACGTACACAGGATTTAGAGATTACTATTTCGAGCCCGATCAGAGGTCACGCGAAATGGTGTATTCCTATAAACCTAAATCCGATTCAAACGACAGTATCATGGCGGCAATATCTGGGTTATGTATATCCATGAAAGCCAGTGACTATTTGGAGCTACCTCCAGTCATCAACGATATTAAATATGTGCAGTTAGATTCAAAAGCTAAAAAGGCATACGAAGATATGGAACGCACATCTGTATTAGAGTTGATTGAAGCTGGCGAAGATATCACAGCTTTGAGTGCAGCAGCATTATCTACAAAGCTACAACAGTTAGCGAATGGCGCCGTATATGATGGCGATAGGAATGTTCACGAGATACATGGCTGTAAAATTGAGGCTTTTATGGAACTTGTAGAACAGTTGAACGGCAAGCCTGCATTAGTGTTTTACAATTTTAAACATGACTGTGAACGACTAAAAGCAGCATTAGCTAAGACTAAACTACGTGTCCGTGAGTTAAAGGGTGCCGATGATGAGATAGCGTGGAATGCTGGAGAGATTGATATTCTATTAGCACATCCGGCTAGTACGGCATACGGGCTTAACTTACAAGACGGCGGGAACCACGTAATATGGTTCGGGTTAAATTGGAGTCTTGAGTTATATCAACAAGCTAATAAGCGGCTACACCGCCAAGGTCAAATGGAGAAGGTAATTATCCATCATCTAATATGTGAGGGAACTCGTGATGAGGATATGATGGACGCACTAGCGCAAAAGGACCGGGCGCAGGAATATGTGCTGCAAAGTTTAAAAGCGAGAATTGATAAATACAGAAAGGATGATTAATATGGATCATTTTATAATGGCGGGATTATTCGGAGCTATTGTAATAATAGTGTGTTACACGACTATTCAAGTTATAGATATTGTTGATAAACGAAAATACAAGACTGTGTACGGGTTAACCCCAGGTAGATTGTATGAGCAACCAAATAATCCCCCGCCGCCACCTACTAGGCTATCAGCTAGTGAAGAGCTAAGTCGTTACATAGCGAATGAAGAATTGAGACGTTTCGGAGAAGCAACGAATCGATTTGGTATAAATATGGGAAGAAATATACTAGATAGACCTCATAGACCTTCCAGACCTCCTGAACCTCCTAGACGCATAGATAAGCAATGTGATGATATCAACCATCCTAGTCACTATACACAATGCGATATCGAGGTTATCGATTACATCGAAGACAAGAAACTAGGATATCGATTAGGTAATGTTGTGAAGTATGTATCCAGAGCTGTGCATAAGGATGATGCTATTAAGGATTTGAAAAAAGCCCGTTGGTATTTAAATCGGGAAATTGCAAAGAGGGAAGAGCATGACAAAAGTCGAGCGTCTACTAATTAACAAAGGGCACTATCTAGATGACACGTATCAACTTGTCATGGATATAGTTAAGGTTGTAGATAATCTCAAAGATAATGTTGCCGAGAGATTAGATGATGACCTGAGTGATGATGCATACGCCATGTGTGAGGAGATGTTCACTGCTGTCGAGCAATGCAAAGCAGACATGGTAGAAGCCATTGAGGATATTGTCGAACGTATGGAGGTAAAGGATGCAAAAGCGTAGGAGTAGGGCAGATGTGATTGTAGGTGCCATACAGTCAGATTTAAGTCTTGCCATCATACGAGCCCGTAATAGGCAACTGAGATCACCTATGCTAGATGATAGAATTCGTGAAAGCGGATACATTGACGGATTACTACGAGCACAGATGATTATCAGTAAATATGGAGATTATCGAGTATGATGGCTAAGGAAGAACTACAAGCTGTCCGCCATACTGAGCAGCGAATGCGTGCGTTAGAGATTCAGCTAGGTGCGATTAACCGAGATTTACATTCAGAAGCTATACAGATATGTGAATCGGGAGATGCTATGCCACGAATTAGTAAGCACTTACAAGAATGTAGGGAGGAACTGAACAGAGAATGGGATGAGTTGATTGATTCTCGAAACAAGGTCAAGCAAGTCATCAACCAAATAGCTGACGGACAATATAGGGATGTATTGAATCTCAGATATATTAATGCATTGCCATGGGAGCAGATAGCTGTCGAGTTAGGGTATTCGTGGCGACAAGTTCACAGACTTCACAAGAAAGCAATCGCTGAATTTGAAAAGATGGCATAGAATGGCACACTCTTAATTTAATATAATGTAAGTGTAGTAGATAGCAGGCAGTGTCTGGCCCGCACAATATGTCTGCCTGCTGCACTGCCCCGGGGTAGACCTTACTTAGTTGAGGTCTACCCTTTTTTATTGAGTATCAATGATAACTCCTAATTGAGAAAATGAAAATTTGGAAAAGGTACTCCGCGGGCGAAAAATGGCCGCTGGTCGCCCCCGCGCGATGGTCCTCTCTCTGTGAGAAAAATTTTCCTGTTGAATGTAGAAAGACGATTTAAGAAAGGAGTACACCTATGGCGGACACAAAACCAAGAGTGAAATTTGATGCTGCAGGCAATCTGCTCGTATCAAGCACTCAACTATGTGACCTCTTGCGGGTCACTCCGGAAATTATTTCTCGACATCATAAAGCAGGAATGCCTAAAGCCTCTGTAGGTTGGTGGAATCTCCGGGAAGTCCTCGTGTATTTAGGACAGGCGAAAGGCGATAACGCTAAAAGCAAATCCGCATCAACTCGTAAGTTAGAAGCCGAAGCAGATTATAAAGAAGCAAAGGCTGCGCGTGAAAAGAAAATGCTGGATGTGCTTAATGGCGAATACGTCCCTCGTGCCGATGTGGCACAGGCATGGGCTAACCGAATATTGGAATTAAAGACATCGTTTACCAAATTAGGTAAGCGTATCGGAAGTGAGTTCACGGATCCTGAGGAACGTGCTCTTGTAGAAAAGGTGGTGAATGGCCTTGTCGAAGAATACCTCGAAAGCTACGCACGCGAAGGCGAGTACACGCCGAAAGTCAAAGCCACGGGAAAAGCAAAGACCAAAGGTTGACTGGTTCCCTGAGGAACTGGAAGCATTTAAGCCACCTGAAAGATACACCGTTTCGGAATGGGCAGATAAGTACAGGGTACTGACTAATATATCTGCTGAACCTGGACGATGGCGTACAGCGCGGACACCTTATCTCAAGGAACTTATGGACAAATTTACGGACCCTCTTATTGAAAGCATCTCGTTATGTTTCGGAGCACAGATAGGTAAGACGGAAGCTGAACTCAATATGATTGGATATGCATTACATCAAACTGCATCACCAGTCATGATGGTGTATCCGACGGATACTATCGCGAAATTCGCTAGTGATAAACGTGTGCAACCGATGATTAGGAGCGTAGAGCCGCTTGCGAATATATATGACGAAGGCAGTAAGCTGCTGGAGTTAGACTTCGTTAATGGGAACTACATGGTGCTTGTTGGGGCGAACTCACCAAGCAGCTTATCAAGTCGGTCAATTAAGTACTTATTCTTTGATGAAATTGATAAGTATCCAGCTTTCTCCGGTAAGGAAGCAAATCCGATTAAGTTGGCTGAGGAACGTACTAAGACATTCGTTGATAAGAAGATTGTAAGGGTGTCAACTCCTACGATTGAAAGTGGTAATATTTGGCAGTCCTATATGGACGCAAATGAACGTAAGCAGTATTACGTGCCATGTCCGCATTGCGGGGTGTCGCAGACCCTCAAATTCAAACAGATAAAATGGCCGGAGGAACACCATGGCAATGCGGATATGATACGTGATACCGCATATTATGAGTGCGAACATTGTAAGCACCGTATTGATGATAAGCACAAGATGGATATGCTCCGGCAAGGCGAATGGCGGACTGTGAATGACTCGCAAGTCCGAGTCGTCCGATCGGTAGCCTATCATCTGTCATCCCTTTATTCTCCATGGGTCACATTCGGGGATGTAGCGTATGAGTTTGTTAAATCAAAGGATAAGCCAAGCGAGTTGATGAACTTTATCAACTCGTGGCTAGCAGAACCTTGGAAATCTGCTAAAACTAAAAGCACACAAAATCTCGTGTTTACACAATCAGAAGTTCCTCGCGGTGTTGTGCCACAGCATGCACCATTACTCATTGCATCCGTTGACATGCAGCAAGATCATTTCTGGTGGGAGGTTAGAGCCTATGCTCACGGCGTATCAAGCTACTTAGTTGATTATGGTCAAGCAAGTAGTTGGGCAGATTTAACCGAGATAATCATTGATAGAGAATATCCATCAGAGTATGGTGAGGCCCGTAAGATTGTGAGGGCTGGTATCGATAGTGGCTACCGAACAGACGAAGTATATCAGTACTGCGCACAGTACCCCGAAGTATGTGTGCCGGTTAAAGGTGATTCTTCGCACAGTCCTCTAGCGCCGCCTTATAAGATGAGCAGCATCGAGAAGGGCGTTATCGGAGGCATGAAGCTGTACGTAGTGAATACCGATTACTGGAAGGACTTCATATTTGCACGTATGGTACGTCCGGCTAATGAGCCTGGCACAATCCATTTATTTAAGGATTGCCCTGAGGAATATTCAGAGCATCTCCGGTCGGAGGAAAAGCAGGAAATCCGAAACGTGAAGACCGGTGCAGTTACAGTGCAATGGAAACCATTAACCAGTCATCCAACAAATCACTTGTTGGATACGTGTGTATACAACGCTATGGTTGCGGACTCGGTAGGTGTTAAATACTTACCCGAATATAATCCAGATGCCGATGAGGAGGACGAAGATACGGATGATGAAGACTTTAATGCAGATAGCCGAGGTTGGTTTAGTTAAGAAGGAGGTGAGACCATGAGCGCAAGAGAAGACTTGGAGCGTATTCGAACGATAATCGAGGAAATTGAGACGAACGGATATGCCGAGATGTCTGTAGGTGGTAAGCGATTTAAGACGCATGATCTGCCGACATTATATGCCCGTGAGCGTGAGTTAATGGCTCGCGTTGATGATGAGGAAGGTAATAACACGACATCCTACGTGTCATGGGAGCGACGATGAATATTCTTGATAAGGTAATAGCCTATTTCAACCCGGAACGAGCTGCCCGTAGAGCATATTTCCGCAGTTCGCTTGAACGTGGATATGATGCGGCGTCAACAGACCGATTAAGTGGAGACTGGATGCCTGTATTTGGCACAGCTGAACAAGTAGCATCTGGTCAACGTGATTTAATCCGTGGCCGCGCACGTGCAGCAGAACTTAACAGTGATCTTGCCGAGAGTGTCGTTTTGGCATTACTGCGGAACGTAGTAGGTACCGGGATAAAGCCACAGTGCAAAATCAAGACCAAAGCAGGAAAGCTAAATGAAAGGCTTAACAAGAAAATTGAGGAGGCTTGGTCTGACTGGGTGGATAAAGAGAATGCGGATATCCGAGGAATATCTACGTTCTACGAATTGCAAGAAATGGCCTTGCGCCGAATGGTCTATGACGGGGAAATCCTAGTAAACATGACCTTCGAAGGCACAGATATACCGCTATCATTACAGCTTATTGAGGGCGAGAATATCGGAGCCGTATCGGTAAGCGAGAATGGCAACAGTATTGTTAATGGTGTGGAAGTTAATAAATACGGAAGGCCAATAGCCTATCACGTATTCCAAACAGACCCGTTAGGAATACGGTCATTTAATGAGGCACGATTACCAAGTAATAGGGCTTTCCTATTACATAAGCCTCGCAGACCTAGTGAACTGCGCGGGGTTAGTATGTTAGCCCTCGTATTAAAGCGTATTCATGACGTAGATGAATACATGGATGCCGACCTTATAGCGGCTCGTGTAGCCGCATGTTTCGGCGCGTTCGTAACAAGTAATACTGGGGGTAACCCGATGGTTGCGAATAAGATTGATAGTAAAGGCAAGAAAGTTCGTTCAATGGCGCCAGGGATTATCCAACATCTACGTGCAGGTGAATCAATTTCATTTGCGGAACCTAAGCGAAATGCAGGAACCGCATCAGAATACTCAGCGACACAAACAAGACGCATAGCGTCAGGCATGGGTCTAAGCGCGGACATAGTGACGCGCAACATTAGTGGTAACTTCTCCGCAGCTCGGCAGAATATGCTGGAGGACCAGCAATCATTCAAGCAGATGCAGCGTTTTATAATTGAGCATTTTTGTATGCCTGTATGGCGGGCTTTCATTGAAGCGTGCTACCTAAAGGGAATTATCCCGGCCAATGACTATGCAGCGAACCCAAAACTTTATAAAAAAGTAGCGTGGTTAGCTCCAGGCTGGTCTTGGATTGACCCTGTTAAGGAAGTTAATGCTAACAAGGAAGCCATTAAGGCAGGACTCACAACGCTTGAGGACGTATGTAGCGCATCTGGTAAAGACTGGGAAGAAGTGCTTGAACAGCGGAAGCTGGAACAAGACCGCATTAAGGAATTGGGTGTTGCCCTTGATATGAATGGGGACATAACGAATCTAGCGGATGATAACGCCACTGATATGAAAGGAGATGATAGCTAGTGGGAAAATTCGCAAAGCAGCTCTTAGGTAAATATGCCCGAGAGGCGCAAATTACAAATATCGAAGCGAACGATGATCGTACCGTCGAATTGTCATTTTCCTCTGAAGAGCCATATGAAAGATGGTTCGGAACAGAGATATTGTGTCATGACGACGGATGCATTAACCTAGACCGATTTAATAACGGTTTAGGCACAGTGTTATTCAATCATGATCGTGATGCCGTAGTCGGACACATCGAGAATGTGTGGATTGAAGATAATCGTGGCAAAGCGATTGTTCGATTTGATGAAGACGATGAATCCGAAAAGATTTATCAAAAGGTGTTAAAAGGCACGCTACAGGGCGTGAGTGTCGGATATTCCATAAGCCGATACGAGGAATTAATTGATTCCGATTCTAAAAGCTCCAATGGTCGGTTTACTGGCCCCGGTTATGTAATCACAGACTGGGAGCCGTTGGAAATTAGTATTGTGTCCGTCCCTGCAGATCCAAGTGTAGGGGTAGGCAGAAGTGTAGATGATAATGAGGAGGAACCTATGAAAGGTGATGCAAAAGCAAAAGGCACTGAGCAAAACGTGCCACAAGTAGTACCGGAAGTACCAGAGTCCGGAGTTAAAGGTTTTAATGCAGATGATGCTAAAAAGTTGATTGCGGCAGAACGTGAACGCGTATCTACAATCACAAGTTTGTGCCGTGACTTTGAAGTTGATGGCGTAGATGAATTCATCAAATCTGGCAAATCTGTTGCCGAAGTTCGTGAGGTTGTAATGGATGCGTTGCGTGAACGCAATAAACCAGTATCCATTAAAGTCGGTGAAGCAGATTCTGATAAGTTCCGCATGGCTATGCAGGACGCTTTGATGATGTCTGCGGGCATCCCTGTTGCGAACCCTGCGCCAGGTGCAAATGAACTTCGTTCTATGTCCTTGATGGAATTAGCACGCGAGTCCTTAGTTCGTGAAGGATTAACCGCTAACTATGCTGACCGTTTGGAATTGGCTCGTGAAGCTATCAACTCCACATCCACATTCCCAATTGCTTTGTCTAACGTAGCAAATAAGTCCTTGGTACAAGGCTATGAAACTGCACCGGCTACATTCGATGCATGGACCGGCAAAGGTAGTAACCGTGATTTCAAACCGGCAAAACGTATTTTACTTTCTGAAACAGCTGAATTGAAACTCGTTCCTGAAGGTGGAGAATTCAAGGATTCTAAGTTGGAAGAAGCTGGTAACGACGTTCGTGTATTAACATACGGTCGTACATTCAGCTTAACACGACAAGCTATCATCAATGATGATTTGGGTGTGTTCAAAGATATCGCTTCTAAATTTGGTCGTTCCGCAAAGGATACCATTAACAGTATGGTGTACGGGTTGCTAACAGGCAATACCGTATTGAGTGACGGTAAAGCGCTATTCGGTACTGATAGAGGCAACTTAGCGGCTACTGGCGCTGAATTAAGTGTTGCATCCTTATCCGCAGGTGTAGCAGCAATGCGCCGTCAAAAGCATATTGGCGAAAATCGCAATTTGAACATTGCACCTACGTATTTGATTATTCCACCAGAACTCGAAGCATTGGCTTACGAATTGGTTAAATCCACAGTTGATCCAGCTCGTAGCAATGATACAGTTAACCCATTCGGTGGTCGATTCACTATTGTAGTTGACGCAGCATTAACAGATCCACACGCATGGTATTTAGCAGCTCGTCCTACAGATGTTCAAACCATCGAAGTAACGTACTTAAACGGCGTTGAAACGCCTCGTTTAGAAACACAAACAGGCTTTAAAGTCGACGGTATCGAGTACAAAGTAGCTATGGACTGCAACGCAACAGCTCTCGACTTCCGCGGCTTGTACAAAAACCCTGGTAAATAATTAGTAATTGATTAGGAGGTAAATAGATATGGCACAATTCATTCAAGAATTAGATCGTATTGATTTTAAAAATACAGCATCCGATATGATTGCCGTAGGGGACATTGTCCCTGTCGGCAAAATGCACGGCGTGGCAATTACTGATATTGCTCCTGGTGCAATCGGTGCAGTTAAGGTCACAGGATGTTTTACAGTTGATGCGGTTGTGACAGATGCATTCGCAGTAGGTGATGTTGTGTATTTTGATAAAACGCAAAAGCGTGCAACTAAAACAGACACAAATCCAGTATTGGGCATTGCCATTTCTGCAAAATCTGCAAGCGCTAAGACCGTTGATGTGGCTCTTTGGCCTAATGTAGAAAAGTAATGTAAGGGCGGGCGTATGCCCGCCTACTCCATAGGAGGTAATGCACTATGAAATTAGGATACAAGCCTAATGCACTGCTTTCTGTATTCGGTGAACGAATTACTTACAAAGGCCAAGATATCAAAGCGAGTGTGGAAATTGGCGAATATGACGGCAAGGGTTCCGGATTTGTTGATAAAGCACTAGCCGATAAGGCTCAAATTTGGGTGCGTGTTAAGGATGTTCCCGAACCTCGACCAAAAGACGAGGTGTATATCAATGGTGCTAAATGGTACGTTGATCACATTTCCAACTTTGACGGCACGATGTATTGTTTGGAAGTTGTCCATAACGTGAGGGCGGTGAGACCGTAATGAGTAATGAACCTATTACGATTACAGACACAGCCACTCCGTATTTGAATTTCATTGCAGAGACTAAACCAGACTGGATGCGCAAAGCGTTAAAATCCACAGGGTGGATGATGCAAAAAGAAATTAAGCAGGGCATTCGGTCGGGTGCACCTGGTGGACGTAAATATCCTAACTTCATGGCACCAGCACGGCGGGCTGCATTTGAGTCAGCATTCGGTGCGAAACTTCGCAAAGTTTACCAAAGTGGAGGACGTGCAGAACGAGAAGCCTGGGGCTCGAAATCGCGAAATGCCTTACTTGATATGGGTATTAGCGCTAGGACAATCGGTTACAGTCCTCTTGGTAAGCTATCGAATGCAGTCGGATATCAATATGACAAAGGCAAGCAATCCGTCCGAGTTGGGTGGTTATCTAATTCGGCAAAACGATTGGGTGAACGAATCGAAGAAGGGTACACTAAGCAAATTACAGAGCCTATGCGTAAGAAGTTATTTGCTGCCGGTGTACCGTTACCAAAAGGAAAATCGATGTTCAAAATTCAGCCACGTCATACTTATGGTCCTATGAAAGCTGCGCTACAGCCTAAGCTTAAACCTTATATTGAGGATAAGATAGGTGACTACGCTATACATGGACCAGCGGCACAATCCGCTTCTCGACGTAATTACAAGGTAAGGTGATTTGATGCAACAAACAATTCCACTGTCACGCATCGTTGAACGATGGGCTGAGGCCTTAGTGAACGATGAAGCGTTGACTAAATTTTGCAATGACAAATACGGAAAGCCAGCGCAACTGTATGTCGGCTATGACGATGTAGAAGCACCGCTTGAAGAAGATTGCCCTTGCATCATATTACTACCGAGTAATAAGAATGAAGGGCTTGCTGATACCTACACATACTCGTTAATGATTGTATGGGGTATTGTCCATAAAGGTGCAACTCGCGTTAGGAATATCATTCGATATGACGGAGCGCTTGAATCGGATAATCTAGGGCAGTTAATCATCGAATGCATTTGCAAGGTGAATCCAGCCTTTCCGGTAATCGGCATTGATTATGAATTAGACTCAATGAATTGGCGTCCGGTGTTCACCGGACGTTTAACAGCTACTATAGAGATTCCGCATGTAATCGGCGGGAGTATTGAATATTAAAGGAGGAAATGCATATGGCAACAGCAAAACGTGCACAGGGTTCCCAATCCCATGTGGCGATTGCGTTTGAGGCGGATTTTGGTACAACGCCATCCACTGGCGGTGTAATCACGCCAATCATATCTAGCTCCGTGAAAGCTAGTCAAAATTTAAACGATTCCACCGTAATACGTGGTGATCGTAATCCTGCAGCGCCATTCCGTGGCAACATCGACACGTCCGGTAGTTTGACCGTTCCTGTTGGTGTAATCGATATCGGATACTGGCTAAAAGCTGCATTTGGTCAACCGACTTCTAATACAACTGGCCAAGCGCCAAATAAGAAGTCAGAGCATGTGTTTAAAATCGGCAACACAATGCCGTCGTTAACTATTGAACAGGGCTATCCTGATGTTAACGTATTCCAACAATTCGCAGGTGTGCGAATCAGTAAATTAGGCTTTAAATTCGGCGGCGACGCTGAATTGACTGCGTCCGTTGATGTGATGGGGTGTAAGGAAACATTAGCGGCCACTACATTTGATGCTGCAGCAAAAGCAGTTAATTTCCTACCATTCCAAAATCTAAACGCAACAATTAAAGAAGGCGGCGTCACTGTGGCCAATATCCTAAGTTGTGATATCAACTTTGATTTTGGCTTGGACGGCGACTCTTACGCTATCGGTGGTAAAGGCTTTAGAACATACATCGACCCAGGTATTGTGTCAATTTCTGGGACGATTAAAGCGTTCTTCCAAAATAAGGACCTTTTAAACAAAGCGGTTAACGGTACGGAATCCAGCTTGGAATTGCGACTTGAACAAGATGACTGGTCGCTTACATTCAAATTGCCTGAACTTGTGTACGAACGACAATCTCCAGGCATCGATGGTCCTCGTGGCGTCAATATTGAATTGCCGTTTAAAGCATACTATCGTGCAGATGCTGGTCGCTCCGCATCCATCATTACATTAGTTAATAATCAAGAACAATACTAGGAGGTGCCAACATGGCATTTGAAGATATTAAATTAAGAGGTTTAACATTTGCTGAGCGTAGCGAATTGATTAAGGCTGAATTAGATCCGTTATACACACCTCTTCCGGAAGAAACTCCTGAACCGGCTAAATTATTGTGGTATCGCGATTTAGCCGAATGGATTATGAAAAATGTGTATAAGATGTCTGATAGTGAAATCGCAGAAGCACCAAACGATGGCGTTATGGAATTAGCAATTGAAACTATGCGTTTCACTAACGAAAAAAAGGCTGAAATCGAAAAAAACTAATTGATGCGTGGAGTTGGCTCAACTCCGACAAACCAAAATACTGCTCTGATTGTATCAAGATGCAACGTGAGGCTAAACAGCATTTTGACTGCTCGGAGTGTGAGTTTAATTCCCCGCATCAATTAGATGGAACGAGACAAGCAATGCGAGTATACAATGCTAGTCGTATGCAACGACGATGGCATTCAGGCGGTATTGCTGGATTCGATATGCCTGCGGTGTTAGAAGTGGCGAGGGCTTACGGCATCGAGCCACTACCGCACCTTATCGATTTGCTTATAATCTTGGAAGCTAAAGAGTTGGAGGTGGCGCACAAGAATGGCCAATAATTTAATTGATATTGTCGTTCAGCTTACCGATAAGAATACGGAAGCCGGACTCAAGAAAATTACGGCAAGTGCCGAAGGCGCCAAATCCGCCCTGGGCAAAATGAAGAATGACCTCATGGCGATAGGTGCTGGTGTCGGTGTTGTAGGCATCGGTGCCAAATTAGCCAAAGAGGCTATTCAATGGGATGTAGCCGTTAAGAAATTATCCGGTATCACTGGTGCTACGGCAAAAGAAACCAGCGAACTATTAGCAGCGGCCAATTATATGGGCATAGCTATGGAAGATAGCGCTGGTGCATTTGCTAAGTTTTCCAAGAACGTCGGAGCGGCCAAAGAGAAAATGGAAGTCGCTCGGGCAGAGGGTAAACTCGGAACTGATATATTCAGTAAATTAGGCTATACGCTTGAACAGATTCAAGGTAAGAATACCGTTGAAGTGTTCAAGATGATACAGGAACGCCTAAGAGGCATGAAGGACGGAGCTGAAAAGACTCGTGTCGAAATGGAACTCTTTGGACGTACTGGGTATCAGATGCACGCCATGCTTAACATGTCCGCTGAACAGATGGACAAGGTGGCTGAACGTGCCAAGGCAATGGGGCTTATCATCGATGATGATACCGCAGCCAAATCTGCGAAGCTAAATCGGGAATTAAAGGATTTAGAAAATACAGGGAAAAGGCTTGCAGTATCTATCGGTCATGAATTAGTTCCTGTGTTTAATGACTATGCAAAAGGCGTATTAGACGTCGCTAAAGAATTCGAGTCGATGACTGCTGAGCAAAAGGAAGCTATCGGTGGAATTGTTAAATTCGGTGCAGAAGCTGGAGCCGTGATCATAGTCATGCGATCACTAACCAGCGCACTCGGATTCATGAGATTAGCTACGCTTGCTGCAGCCGGTCCTTGGGTAACATTAGCTACAGTAATTGGGCTTGCTGGGAAAGCACTACTCGATTTCCGATATAACGAACAGACAAAGGCATCTTATACGGGTGTAGAAGTTGACGGTAAACGTATTCACAAAAATACGAATTCGACAACCGGAATGTCTGATAAGTTCCGTGAATCACATGATGCACGTTATTGGATAGAAGACTCAGCTTTATTCGGATTCATTAAAAATGACCGCTTAGCTACAAAAGAAGAAGGCGCTAGAATCGATGCGGCTTTAAAGCAAAAGGAAGAGGCTGATGCTGCAAAAGCAAAACTCGATGAAGAACTTGCAAAAGCGAAAGAGGACCTTGCTAATGGCGGATTAACGAATACCGAAGCTATCAATAAGGCAAATGAGGAAGCAGCGAAAGCGGCCAAAGCCCAAGAACAGGCTGCAAAGAAATCTCAACAAGCGGCAGAGAAGTTAACGAGTGCCGTGGAGCGTATGTCTGAACTATATCGGTCTCTTACTTTGCAAAGCCTACAAATTGATGGTAGTCAATACGAAATCGATAAGCTAACTGCCAAGAACCAGTACGAAGCTAACAATAAGAATATCCGTGATATTATTCGCTCTGTTTCTGGATTGAGCGGAGGCGTTACTGGAGAAGCCGTGAGTGTGCTAGACGCAGCCAATGAACAACTCGGTAAGGCATACGAGTTAGGTGCAGATGGTACATGGGCAACGGATTGCGGAAAGCTATTCTCTGACTCTGTACTTCAAGCGTTTGGTAAGGATGTACCGCGATATGTTCCATCTATCATGGACGCAGCTAGAGCCGCAGGTGCATGGCACGATGAGGGCGATGGATATGTCCCTAGAGCCGGCGATGGTGTGGTTGTACTTGGCGATAATCATATTGTTATTAGTGATGGTGCTGGTGGATACACTGGCGCTAACTCAAGCACTGGTGTAATCGCTAAGCCATCTGTCACAGGTGATTTTGGTGCTATTACAGGATATGTAGACACTAGCTTATTAGCAGGTGCTACATCGAGTGCCACTGCTGATTCAGCAGGTAGCGCGGCAAATGCCAAGAAGCTTGCCGAGTCAAATCTAACAGCCCAAGTTAGAGCCAAGAATGAAGAGTTGTATCAAAAGCGACTTGCTGAAGCACAACGAAATCAGACTATCCGTGTTCGCAAGATGAACGAGGATATTAAAAAACTCGATCTCGAACGCACAGGCGACCGGTTGCAATTACTCAAAGCGGAAGCTGAAGCACAAAAGGCTCAAATTGATGATAATGTCCGTGAGTATACAAAGGCAGTAGGCGATAAGGAACTGGCTGAAAAGAAAGCTCAAGCAGAGCGCTTAAAAGTGGCGTCTGATACTGAGCAGAAAATCAGAGAGTTGGCGTACACGCAAACAAGTGAAAATATTGATCACTTAACCAATATGGTTACTCTTGGCCGATTGTCTCGCAGTGATGCGGACGCACTACTTGCTGAAGAATTAAAGACCTATATTGACTATGCACGGAGTGAAGTCAATGAGGCCCAGTTAACGGCTACCCAAAGGCTGCAGATTGAAAAGAACCTATTAGAATCTCAACAAAAACTATGGGAACTCGCAGGCCGCAGTCTGAAAACGAGCCTACAAGAAGCCGCTCGACAATATAAGCAAGAGACTACCAATTATGCTGATTTAGCTAAATCGACTTTTGATAGTACGATGAGCTCTATCAATTCGGCATGGACGAATAATCTCGAAGATATGGCAACAGGAACGAAGTCATTCAGTAAAGGCATTAAGGACATATTCAAGGATATGACAAATGCCATTATTAAGATGATGATTCAGTTAACGTTCCAACAATACATCATGCCTAAGTTGCAAGGATTATTTGGCGGTGCCGTTAGCGGTATCGGTTCCCTAGGTGCCGCAAGAGGGACATCGTCCTTTGCTGGTGGTGGTTCGTTTAGTTCTGCATTTACAGGCAATCGATTTGCCGCCGGAGGAAAAACGAACCCAGGGCTTATGCTTGTCGGTGAAAATGGACCAGAACTATTACAGTCCTCTGGATCACACCGCATTTATACGGCAAGCGAAACTCGTCGATTGGTAGGTGGCGCTACAAGCAACAATGTAGTTGTTAATATCATCAATCAGTCTGGTCAAGAATTTGAAAGCAAGCAGCAGAACTCTCGGTTTGATGGCGAGAATTACATCATCGATGTAATGGTCCGTGCAGCTAACACAAATAAAGGAGGTGTGCGAGACGCCATCAGGGCGGCCGCAACTTAATTATGGCTACATTTCCAGAAATACGATATCCAATATATCCAATCCAGGAAACTACACCGGACGTAACCTACAAAGGCCAAGTTGAGAATATGACGTTAATCACTCGTAAGAAAACAACTAAAACCAAGCGAACATATTCCGTAGGGTACAAGTTGCCAACTACTGAGTATTATCGGTTACGTGCATTCTTCGATGAGGTAAACTGCTCCGGTATTTTCGATTGGGTGCATCCCGAAACTCATGAAACTCTTCACGTAAGATTCTCCGATCAGTTAGACTTTGCAGCGAATGACTACGGCGTTTGGACTGGCACTGTTAAATTACAGGAGGCTTGATATGTTACCATTATCAACCGCATCAATGATTGAGAAGAACCAAATATCGGCCACAGGCGTGTGGCTCATGTTGTTAGATATCACTTACAACAACGAAACGGTTCGACTTGTCAATAATACGGAAAATATTCAATTTAAGGGGAATACATACACGGCCTTCCCGTTCCATTTAGCAGACGTTAATAAGAACCAAACGGACTTGCCAAATGTGAAATTATCTGTGTCTAATGTGACTCGGACTATCCAACGTATGTCCGAAACTAACAAAGGCTTCACTGGTGCGGACGTTATTATCCGTATTGTGAATACGTCGATTCCAGATGTATGTGAGCTAGAAGAGCATTTTGTGATTACCGGTGCGCAGGCTAATGCGGAGTGGATGGAGTTTACACTCGGAACAGACTTCAGCTTTAATCGACGTTTTCCGCTGATCCGCGTTATGAAAGATTTTTGCCCGTTCAAATTCAAAGGTGTTCAATGCGGATATAAAGGCGATGCCGGTGAATGTAATAAGACGTTAGCACGATGTCGAGAACTCGGCAATAGTACAAGGTTCGGAGGAGAACCTACTATCCCGCAAGGAGGCCTATATGCGTCTAATAAATGATTTTACTGATTTATTGGGAACACCTTTTGAACAGATGAAATGCTGGGAATTGGTGGCTGAGGTATATAGGCGCTCCGGTATTGAACTACCTAATTATACCGACGTTCAGATGGATGATTGGCAGGAAATTAGGGAACCTGGCGAAATGAACGTCCTCGTATTTGCGCTGTATGGGAAGGAACTCGATCATGTAGGGGTTTATATAGGCGGAGGAAATTTCATCCACGCAACGCAAAAGTCAGGGGTGTGCATTGAACACATCTCAAAATACGTGCCTCGGTTAAGGCATATATACAGGTGGAAAGGAGACACGAATGGTTAATGTAATCATCGTCAAGAATCCGTTTAAACCGGAACAACATGAAACTCAATATATGCCTTTTAAGAAAGGTAAGCCAGTCAGTCACTATCATAAGGCACCAGGTGAATGGGTGTATTCGATTAACGGACACGAGGTAACCTCCGATACGCCAGTTAATGATAATGCCTATATCGTGGTTATGCCTAAAATTGAAGGTAAATTCTTCGGCGTATTGCTATCAATCGGCATGGCTGTATTTACAGGCGGTATCGCATCCGGTGCTATATTTGGTATCCAAAGTCTAATCTGGCGAACAGTCCTCTCAATGGCAGTCGGCATGATTGGGAACGCTGTTATATCTAAACTGACAGCACCTAAAGTCGACCGGTCTAATTCCGAGCAGTCCACCACTTATGGTTGGGGCGGAACTAAGACGGTAACCGGGCAAGGATATCCTCTTGCCGTGACCTACGGCCGTATGAAGTCCGCAGGTATGTTATTATCTCGTCACGTAATTAGTGATGGGGATAAGCAGTATCTTAACTTGCTATATTGTGCCGGTGAGGGCGAGCTATCTAAGATTGAGGATATCCGTATCAACTCTAATCCGATTTCTAATTATAAAGATGTGCAAGTCGATATTCGTCTAGGTACGAATGATCAGACTGTTATTCCTAACTTTAATGATAACTTTGCGGACCAAGGTTTAAACTATGAACTCAAAAGCGACTGGAGCGTACAACAAGTGCAGGGCGACGCTTGCGATGCTATTGAGCTAACAATCGGATTCCCTAACGGGTTGTACTACTCTAACGATAGTGGCGGCATGGATAAAACCTCTGTTACTGTGGATGCTGAAATTCGCAAAGTCGGAACACAAGAATGGCAAAGCTTACCTTTATCCAATAATAAAGGGCTTTCTTCTCACGTGAAAAAAGAGCCTAAGCGGTGGTTTTTTGTTGATAGAGAGAATAAAAAGATTGCTAACTCGAACTACACAGGGTATATAAGGGAAGCTACGAATTCCGCATTTTATCGCGTGTTCAGATTCGATAATCTCGAGAAAGCAAAGTACGAAGTGCGAATGCGTTGCTCCGGTAAGGATGGCACAAGTTTACGCCATGTTAATAAAGTGTACTGGACACAGTTAACACAGATTATATATGACGACTTCGTGCATCCCGGTAAAGCACTTATAGGGATTAAGGCTTTGGCCACATCCCAGTTAAGTGGTTCTGATCCAGATGTATCCTGGATTCAGGAACGTAACAAAGTATGGGTATTTAATCCGTACAATAATCAATATGAGGAAAAACCGGCTGATAATCCTGCATGGGCCGCCTATGATCTGTTGCATATATGCCGTAAGATTGGCGGTGAATATGTTGTATTTGGTCAACCATATGGGCGTATCGATTATGATGCGTTCAATGCTTGGGCTGAGAAATGCACGTTAAATAAATTCACATTTAACTACATCTATGATTCAGCTACTCGATTATGGGATGCGCTCAAATATCCCGAAACAGTAGGACGTGGCAAAGTCATTCCTGCAGGAACACGATTCACCTGCGTAAGTGACTATCAATCTTCTCCGGTACAGCTATTTACGGTGGCCAATATCAAATATGGCAGCTTTACGGAAGAGTTCCAGGGCGTAGAAGCTCGGGCTAATTCGATTGAGCTATCGTTCATTAACAAGGATAAGGATTATGAACGTGATGTGATTCCGGTGTACGGTGATACATACGATGAATCTAACTCACTTACCAATCCGGCTCAAATCGAGCTCATGGGGTGTACTAGCCTAGAGCAAGCCTACCGACACGGTAAGCATTATCTCAGATGCAATAAGTACGAAGTACGTACCGTGACGTTTGAGGCTTTTACAGATGCGATCGCCTGTACCGTAGGCGATATTATCCTCGTGCAGCATGATGTACCTGAATGGGGAGAAGGTGGCCGAGTGGTTGCCGTTAATGGGCAAACAATTACACTCGATAAGGAAGTTACAACGCAACCAGGTAAGCAGTATCAGTTATTAGTGCGTAGCAATATTACGGATGCGGTATCAACGTACAATGTGGTTAACGTATCCGGTGCGAATGTCACAATCAGAGAAACTATACCGGTACAAAAGGATTGTATATATGCGTTCGGTGAGATATCAAAAGCGGCCAAACCGTTTAGAGTCCTCGCCATTACTGAAGGTCATTCTGAAATGACTCGTAAAATACAATGCATGGAGTATTACCCAGAATTGTATGCTGCAGATGATGGACATATCCCAAGTATAAATTATGCTAATCACGGCGCATCTGATATCCAGGATATCGGACTCGTGAGCGACGTGTACGGTGCAAACGGTATTATGTATTCTCGCATTGCCGTAACATGGCAGCTACCACGTGATGGCAAAGTGACAAACGTAGTTGTGAATTTCCGAAACACGAAAAGTGATACTTGGACGTATGTGGGGAATTTCCCCTCCTCTGCTAACGGAACTGCGATAGCAGATGTATTGTTAGGTGCGAATTACGAGGTGCGTGCACAAGCAATTAATGATTTAGGGCAGCTTACTACAGGAGTTACTAAATCGATTAACATACCTAAAATGCAAGCTCCTGAGGATGTGCAAAATTTGCACGTACTCAGTCGATATAACCAGACTGCAGATAAGAGCGTGTACTATGATTTGCAAGTACTATTTGAACCGCCTGCTAATCCAGCTAACTTCGATGTGGCGGAGATATGGTATATGCTAACCGCTAAAAGTGGAAAGCCGATAACTGGCCAAGAATGGCAGTATGCAGGAAGTAGTACGAGCCAAGTGATCATTAAGGCATTAGGCCCGGGTGAGACATATCGAATTAAAGCTGTATCCGTTGACCGATTTGGCAATCGGGCGGAAACTGCTCAAATGGTAGATGTAGAAGTCAAACCTATGGACGCTATTCCTGATATGCCTAAGAACTTCACGATGTCCTTTGACCGTGAGGCAAAGGCGAAATGGGACGAAGTACTTAATGCGGATGTAGATTATTACGAACTCCGTACTGACAATAATCCAGGCAATGACTCTACGGCATTATTGGCAAGGGTAAAGGGTACTACTGCAACGCTCACGTTAACTAAACGTGCAGATACAGTATATCTATTTGCTAAAAGTACACTCGGTAAGTATTCAACACCGGCACGGTATGATTACAACTTGCCACAACTCGATAAACCTGAAGTAGTGGCCAAGAGTACGATCAATGGCATTAATCTATACTTCTCGGCTAAGCCTGCGCAGGCCTATGCTATTCGATGCCACGTTGTAGGCGATACCAGAACGGACGATTTGGAAACGACAAGCACCATGCTTACGTATTCCAACGAGCCAGGAGTGTACACGGTCCGGTGTGCGTTTGTCGATGTGTTCGGAGAGGGTAAACTCGATGAGCAAATGGTGACAATTAAAGCTACCATTCCTAAGGAAATGTTAGACAGAGAGTCGCTAGGGCTGGCTGAATTTGATAAACGTGTTAACGAACTCAGCGCAGAGTTCAATAAAGTATCTGAAGAATATAGTGTTACAGTTAAAAACCTACGTGAAGATGTAGAAACAAAAATATCTCAACTCGATAATGGTATCGACCTTAAAGTTACAAAAGGTCTTAAAGCATTAGATGGGAATGTTATTCTTTCAAGGATAAACCTATATGAAGGCGGAGTTAAGATCGATGGTAAATTAATTCATATTACTGGAGATACTCTTATAGATGGAAATATTATAACAAACAAAATGATACAGGCTAATGCAATTACTGCCGACAAGTTGAAAGTGGATAGCTTATCTGCCTTATCTGCATATATAGGTGGCACACTCCGAGGCGGTAAGTTGATTGGTACGGAAATTCAAAATGAATCAGGCACCTTCAAGGTAGATGCTCAAGGTAATATTTATGGGGTGAATATTACCGGTTCCCGTATCGATGCCAACAGCGTATATGCAAACGGTCAACAATTGAAACCTGTATATGTAAAACGCCTAGACGTCAGCAGTGGCGATAAGATTGAACTACCTGACGGATATTCGTGGGATAAGACGCTGATTTTCTTGCGATGGATTTCAGGCGCGATGGACAATGATTATTATTCATTCTCTGGGCAAAATATGAGTCAAAATGAAGTTAATGTTATCCAGCGCATAGCGCAAGAACGCTTTAAAATCACGCTAAACATGAGAGCTGGTTGGGGCATGAATGGGTTTGGCAACGATCTGGTGCAAGATAATGTTAGTGGAGCGAACGAGGATATAGCTAGTAAGAATGGCGGACGATTCATATCGTTCAATCAAGGCCGTCCAGTATATGGTGTCGTGCAGTATTCAAGTGTATCAGGCGAACGTCCACCTGTATTTAGTGTCAGCATAAGTCAAAGTAACAGTTCCCATTATAAGGGGAATCCAACAACATTATTTGCTTTAGGTGTAACCGAAAAGGGTTATTTTTATTACGGCAAACTATCAGCACGTCAAGGCGGTTGGGGTCGTGCCGGAATAACGATAATGTCGTTCTGGTAATGAGGAGGTGCATATATGCAGGAATATGATTTTGATTTACATGTAGGTCAAGACTATGGATTGACCTACGTCATTGAGGACGGCGGGCCATATGATGGGTACACCGCTATCATGAAAATCAGGCGAAAGCCTGATTCAACAGAGGTGTTAGCCGTTAATGGAGTAATCGAAGGTAATCGCATCACATTCCGTATGAACGGTAATGACACAGTTAATAAGGTGGCCGCTAAAGGGGTTCATCAATATGATGCGTTCGTTTACAACGATGAACATAGTTTGAAATTAGGTTTTGGTGAAGTCAATATCATTCAAGATATTGCACGTCATTAGAAAGGGGATTATATCATGGCACAAGAATTAAATATTAATTTAACAGGTTTGAATTTACCACCGCTTAAATTAGAAGGTCAAAATGGTAAAAGCGCATATGAAATATGGCTAGAAGAAGGAAATACTGGAACAAAAGACGACTTCCTCAACTCCTTGAAAGGCACTAATGGTAGTCCAGGCTTGCCCGGTAAAGATGCAACAGCTGATGGTGCTTATGAAATGTTGTTAGGCTTGAATGTTTATTGTGAAAATGCAACTCCTAATGAAGTATTAAAAGGTCTCATTCGTGGTTTAGGCGATGCGATTAAAAAGCCATTTAAAGAACTTGAATTTGATAGACCTCAAAAAGGACAGTCCTATATTAACGTATACGGAACACCTCACTTTAAAGTAGCGATACTAGGTAAAGGTGCTGCATTTGGTGTAAGTATTGGTGATGACGGTAATGGTCGATTAGACCTAGATAGTCCATTCGGCGGTAGTGATATTGAACTTGAATACTTTAATATGCTAGGCAATATCGTAGGTACGTATCGTGTATCAGGATATGGTGATGTCAAAACAGAATTATCCGCAGGTGATATCACTGATACCATTGTTGAGGAAATCAACTATCCGGAAGTAATTACTGTTAATGATAACGCACTTGAAAATGTCCTCGATGTGAAACGGTTGATTTTACCTAAAGTTAGAAATGTCGGGCGAAATGCGTTTAATATAAGTTGGAATCTAGAATTAATAAAAATGCCAAAATATGTTTTTAATTCTAATTCTCCATTGAATGATTTAAAGGTATTAGCGCCTAGAGCAAATATTTATTTATCTGAAGAATCAGACCCGAATGCAATTTGGCGCTGGTATGATAACCAACGTTCTGCCGGCATGACATTCTATAACGGCGACGGCACTAAAAAAGTTGACCTAAATACTAGAACTTGGGTACCGGTTCAATAAGGAGGTAGCGAATGGACGAAATCAGAATACTTCTGATGGATGTAGGAATTCCGGCATACTTTGCGGATATTGGATTCTGGGTAACCCTGTTAGGGGTTATTTGGGCCGCCCTTAGGGGTTCGTTTAGGGCGATGGTGTGGTTCTTAGAAAATACATCGATAGCAGAGGTGAAACGTCAACTTGATGATCATGTTGGTCGTAAGTTATCTAAGCAAAGGGAATATTATGATGATCGTATGACAGATGCTATTAATAGCATCGGCAAATTAACGGAAAGTAATCAAGATATTCTAAGGCAACTGGTGAAATTGGAGGAACGAGATGATGCTATATTTCACCGCTTGGATGCACTGGAAACCACAACGCAAACACTAAATACGGAATTAATGCACATACAATTACTTAATAATCTACCAATAAAAAGGGGAATCACCATCCCAAATGACGGAGGTGAAAGCCTTGGATAAGATGAAAGTAATTAATAAGGTTAAAACTATATATAGTTCAATCCGAATAGCTAATATTCACCCAACAGGTGTATTGGTAACAAGGGCACTAGTACTAATCATGCTAATTCCTATTTGGTTAGTAATAACAGAGTATGTTATGGCATTTGCTAGGGGCTATGTATCAAGTGAAACTAATAAGCTGATTGATGTTGGGCTCAATATTATTGACCACATATTCATTCCTAGTGTATTGACAGCCGTAGTAGGCTTCCTAGGCCTTTGGTTGGATAGAAACAATAATGGTGTCCCTGATAAATTAGAAGGAGGTAGTAGTAATGACGAAAATATTTATAAATCCAGGTCATGATATTGACCTGGACTCTGGAGCAGTAAATCCTAACACAGGACGTCGTGAATGCGACGTTGCTCGTGATGCAGGTAAGTTATTGGCTTGTTATTTACAAACTGCAGGATGTGACGTTAAAACTTTACAAAATGATGATTTAGGTCTTGTGTGTGAAACATCTAACGAATGGGGAGCGGATATATTCGTATCGCTCCACTGTAACGCTTTTAATACGCAAGCTCGTGGTACAGAAACGCTTTATAAATCCTTTAATGGCCAACGTCTAGCGAAAGACATTCAAAGTCAAATTATCCGTAGCATTAATACGGTTGATCGGGGCGTAAAAGAACGGCAAGATTTATGGGTACTAAATGGCACGGATGCAACAGCTGTGTTGGTAGAAATGGCATTCATAGACAATGATGATGATTTAGAACTACTTAATAATGACCTTGATACTATAGTGCGTGCTATAGCAAGGGGCATTACGGACTTTATAGGAGGGGAATAATGTATGACAAAATCAAAATTTTACTTAATCACCCTACTTACCGCTATATTATTATCGGTGGTATTGGGCTCGTCATCTGTCTTTGCCTCAGATATATCTTCTACCAACCAAGCGGAACCGACTATCAGCGTGCCCGTGAGTCAGTGGAACGAATTGAAAAGCAACAACGCGAAAGCGTTGAGCTTAATCGAAGCATCCAGCGTTCCATTGACAGAAGCACAGACTATAGCCGTGAAGCAGCGACAAGAATTGAACGAAGCACACGATACAATCAACAAATTAACGACCGAATTGGACAAAGCCAAAGCGGACTTAGTGAAGCAAGACGCTACCTTATCAGAAATGCAGAGCTCTTTGATAGAATTGAAAGAGAAAGTCGAGAACGACAAGAAAACAATCCATCGACTCAAGATGCAACGCAACCTATCCCAAATACTGGGAGCAGGTGCGACAATCGGAGTAGTAATTCATCGATGACTGAGAGGTGATCCATACATCTCCTGAGCATGAGCAGGCGGACTCATGGATTGGCTATTGGATATGCAAAAGACCTTACTGGGAATATGTGCTGGTAAGGTCTTTTTTTTTTGATTTTCCTAAAAATTTATATATATAATAGTTTATAAAGGGGGGGGTAGACTTATGATAAAAGTATTTAGTCACCTAACACATATCGACCAATGGACAGGTGAGACACGCATAGATTTTGATAGAGAAATCGATGGAGTGCTAACCTATGAGGACGCGTGGGAGTCAATTTGTAAATATGACTTGGAGAGTGAGGGGCGGTTATTAATCGCATATAGGCACGATTGGGAGACCTTTAATTTAGACAGCAGATTTCCTAATTTTGAATGGCCAGAAAATATTAATTTTATATATTTTACAGATGAAGTTACTTCGCCTGTTATACCCCCTAGTGAGTATACTGAAATTTCTGTTTCAGAATTAATTAGAATTCTGAGACTTCCATATAGATTAGAAAATACGGAAGATACAGACTGTTAAAATGCTTAAAAATTTTAAAGGGTTGCTCAACTATTACTCAACTTTTTAAAAGTTTTAACGTCATAAACTCATTAAATAAAAGGAATTTAAGTGGTAATAGAATTGTACTCCAAATAATTTGGCGCTATTGCCCGCAGTGCTATGCACTGCGGGTTTTTGTATGTTGTGGGTATTGTT